CGCAGGATTTCGACCCGGCAGCGGTCAAACGGGCGGCGATGAAGTACCGCCAGCTCGCCAGTGATATTCAGATACGCGTCGAGGCAATCGCCGGCCGGCTCAATGAGTGCGGCGGCATGGCCGGTAATGACAACGGCGCCAAGGACTTCTGCCAGCAGTACGACCCCGCCGCCAAGGACGGCATCGAGGCCGGCGCCTACGCGGTGAACGCGCTCAACACCTGCGCTGACCTGTTGTTCGCAACGGCGGTCAATCACGAGAATGCCGATAGCGCCTCGGCGCCCAATGGGCAGACCGTCCCAGCCTCGGCCCCGCCGGTAATACCGGCATACTCCACACCGTCGATTCCTTCGGCCCTCGGCGGCTCACCGCCGCCGAGCTGGTGGGAATCGATCAAAGGCTATGCGCAAGGGGCGATGTGGCCCAACGGTGACCCGACGAAGCTGCGCAATGCTGCCGTCGCGTGGAACTACCAATCAGGCGAGATTGACGGTGCGTTGCGGCGAGCGTTCTTCCCTGTCGATGGGTCGAACCCGATCACGGACGTGAGCCACCAGCATTCACCGGAGATCCCGCAAGCCGTCGCGTCGATGACGCTTGCGCGCGATGCGGTCAAGATCCTCGAAACCGAATGGCGGGCGATCGGTCAGTCGCTCATGGACCTGGCCGACCGCATCGACGACGTGCACAAGCAGATCGTCGAGGAAATGCTCATCCTCGGCGCCACGGTTGCCGTCGCCGAGGGCGCCGCCGCGATCCTGGTACCGCTCACCGCGGGCGGCAGCGAAGTCGTCTCCAAGATGGTGGACACCTCGCGCCTGGCCGCCACCGGCGAGCGCATCGTGGCGATTCTGACCGCCTACCGCGCCGCCGCGTTGAATTCCGGGCTACCCAACGTCGCGGCAGCGGCAGCACTCACACGCTCGATTCAGAGCTTGGGGCCGTTGATGAGTTCGCGCGCGTCGCTCTTCCTCGCCGAGGGCGCCGGGCTCGTGCCGGAACTGACCGCTGCCGAGCTGTACAGCCGTCCAAGCGGTTTGCGTGTCGGTACTGAGCGCATGATTCAAGCTGCGGCTCCAAAAACAGCGGATGGCAAGTACTACATCAGTGCCACGGACGAAACCGTACTGGTGCCCGTCAGCAAGAGCTACGACGCGGATGTCCTTGCGCTGCCCAAGACGGCAGACGGGAAGTACTTCGTCGACACCAACGGCATGCGGTATCCGGTCAACCCGGTGTGGCATTACGGCCATGTTCGCGGTGAAGAGCTATGGCGGTGGCAGGAGACCGCCGCCCGAGAGCAATGGACGCGGCAACAATGGCTCGACAAAATGAACAACCCCAGGCTGTATCAAATCGAAGACGGACCCGGAAACGTAAGCCATAAGTTCGAGATGCCCCGAGGAAGATGATGACCGACGTTCATAGCCGAGACCGCGCTGGCCGCACACCATTGCACTATGCCGCCATCGACGGACCCCGTGACCAGGTGAACGCCTGGCAAGAGGAAGACCCGGTGCGCAAGGCTGAGTTGCACCGGCAGAGTGTGGAATTCAAACTCGCAAACGTGCGCCACCTGATCGACAGCGGAGCCGATGTCAATGCCAAGGACGACGAGGGAAATACGCCGCTGCACTTCGCGGCCACCCATGACAGTGCAGAAGTGGTCCGCATGCTAATCGACGCGGGTGCCGAAGTCGATGCGGCCAACGGCAAGGGTGAGACGCCGCTTAAGTGTGCTGCCGCCGATCCCTGGACCGATCCAAACACATTGCAGCTGTTGAGAGATCGTGGCGCAGATCCATTCCGACCCGCCAATAATGGCCGTAGCACTATCGACTACCTGCGCATGATCGGCGATGAAGACAAGCGGGCGCCATTCGCCGACTTGCTCTAAGATACGCCAAAAGTACCCCCGCTCAGCATGTTTGAGCGGGGGTACGTTGGGTGCTGGCTAGTTTGAGCCGCGCAGCTTCTCTGTTACCTGGTGCTCGAATGCCAAGCGGTCCTTGCGTTCTTCTCTCAGTTCACCGCGTAGGCCGCCGATATCGGAGCGCATTCCGCGCAGGTCGCGGCCGAACTCTTCGAGCCGGTCGAGCACGTCGTCGAGTCGGTCGCCAACTCCGTCCACGTCGTCGCGGAGGTTGGTCTCGTGGCTGTTCTTGACCTGGTGGAGCACGGCGCGAAGATCCTTGCGGTATATCCCGAGGACGAGCACGACCAGGGCGATGACAATCCAGGTGGCCAGTTCCCAGCCGTCGCGGGCCAGCGGAGGCAATGGGGGCCATTCGGTGATCGGTACCGGTGGCAGGATCACTGAGCCGACCCGTCCGGCCCACCGCCGCGCCGGTCCTGAATCATCTTGGTTGTGGACAGCCCGGCAGTGATCAGACCGGCGCCGATGGTGATCCACTGGAGCGCTTCGGAGCTCTCCAGCTGGTTGACGCCAACGAGGATCGCCACAGCAATGAGAAAGGTGAGAAGGCTGGCGGCATGAATTGCCAACCGTACGTTGTCGTTGGGCATTTCGAGATCCTTTCGAGGGGTGGTGGTTACGCGGCTATGGCGGGGGTGCGGGTGCACCAGTCGCGCACGTGCTGGATGGCCAGACCGAGATAGGTTTGGCCGGGCCACACTTCACGGAATTCGTACTGAATGTGTGGCGCTGTCGGGGGATTGGCGGTGACGAACCGCAGAGCGATGATCGCGGCCTGTGCTGCGGCGGCCGGGCCGGTCAGCTTGTTGACATCGCCCCACCCAAGTAGGCCCTGTAGCCCGCCCATGACCAGCGGCAGGCCGATGGCTGCAATGCCGGCCGGGCCGCCAGAGAGGGCGCCGAATACGGCGGGCAGCTCGATACCCAAGGCCTTGGTGGCGATCTCGGGGATTTTCGGCAGGATGGCGCCAGCGGCCCCGAGTGGATCCGAGAGCTGAAACGCTGTCACCATGTCGAAACAGTCGTCCATGATGTCCCCGACCACGCCGAGGGGAATGTTGCCGTACATATCGCCAGGCTCGGTGAGCCAGCAGTGCCGGTAGTCCTTGACATCGCCGAACCGCCACGATGAAATGCCCTGTCCAGCAAGGACGGGACCGCCGTAGTAGCTGCCACCATACGGACGCGTGGGGTCGCCGATGCTGAATGAGCACAGGTAGTTATCCGGGTAGTGCTCGGCCAGCCAGGCACGGAACTTGGCCGCCGCGACGGCGCCCGCCGAGTACCCGCCGATGACGACCCTGATGTTGGGGTTGATCCGGTAGCGCTCCAGGAAAATGCGTTTGGCGTCGGCCACGGCGATGTCCACGGCCTTGGCCATCGAAATGTCACCCGGACCGCCAGCAGCGCCGACCGGCAGACCACCCATGGTCGCGGCGAACTCGGGGTGTACCTCTTCAACGAGGTTGGCCACAGCCTGCATAACACGAGATACGTAGTCCTGGCCGATGATGCCTCCGGTGCCCCGGAACATCAGCCCGAGGTGGCGGCCCTCGGGCGGGGCCGGGGGCGCAATACCCAACGCGCGCAGGTCGTTATCGGACACTTCGCCGGTGGGGACCTGGCCGGTGCGGCGCTGGTACTCGGCTGCCCAGGACGCGGCGCGGGGACCGAATTCGTCGGTGTCGCGGGGCAGCGGTCCCAGTAGCCGGGTGTACAGCGGCCCAAACCAGTCGTTCATCACGGCGCGCCACTGCCGGACGGCCTGGTTGCGGTCGCCGATGCGGATCACTTGGACCACACCTTGTCGCGCAAGGTCATACCTTTGGATGCCCATGCCGGATCTCCGGGTCCGAGCTGGGCGGCGATGTACTCCAGCAGCTCGCGATCGGTTGCCGTTTGCGGCCAGACCTTTGCCGGGGGCACGATCACGGGTGGGGATGCCTGGTAGATGCCGAGGTATCCGTCTTGGAGCTTCTTGGCGAATGCGGCGTTTCGCGCATCGCCTTCGGGCCAAGCCATCTGGTAGTGCATTTCGTCCGGCGATCCGATGTTCTTCTCACCCCAGGTGCGCCCCCAGTAGACAGACCCCTCAAACAGATTGAGGCCCTGGCGAACCTTGGCGATCTTGGCCGCTGACATCGTGTACTGCTTCCATGGATACTTGGGTGCGTTCACGTCAACGGCTGTGCCCGCCAGGTGATTTGAGTTGGCCACCTCGTTCTCCAGCGACCAGCCCCAGACCGGGGAGTCGATCTCTTCGACGTTGCGGTCATACCAGTACAGCCAGGCGCCGAGGATGGTCAGCGGGGCGCCCTTGCGCAGCGGTGCGGTATCGACGAGGTAGAGCTCGTCGATGCGCACGATGTCACATTCGTCTCGGTTGCACATGCGCCAACCGTTCTCGGACACTGTATTGCCGTATGCGGTGCGAAAGCTCATCGTGTGTACAACCTTTCAATGCCGGGGTCGATCTCTTGGGCGTAGGAGGACAGCTGGTCGGAGGCCCACCAGCCGAGGCGGAATGCGGCGGCGAACAGGGCAAGACACAGCGCGCCCACGCCGAGCAGCTGGCGGCGCATCATGTCGTGGCCAACGGCGCGAGGGTCAGTGAGTCACTGTTGATGCGGATGATGTCTCCGCTAGCCCCCGACTTGCTCGCGGTCGCCTGGGAAGACCACAGAAAGTTGCCGCCCGTAGGTCCGGGGGTATCCCAGAATGAGACGCCTGCAATGGTTTCCGTGGCGCCGAGGGTGTGTTCGGGGGTATTGGATTGGGTGATCGACCCGGATGCCGCCGCGTTGAACGCGCAGGCGTACCGGGTGGGCACCGAGGACGCGTTGGCTGTTCCGTTCGCGCCGGGATCGCCGGTGTGCATCTTGGCGTACACGGTTGCCGGTGGTGTGTAGGCCACGTTGCGGCAGATGTGATCGAGAATCTTGTTCGCCAGGTAGGCCGAAATGCCCCATGCCATAATGAGTTTCCCTTCTGTGAGTGTGGTTGTACGAGTGCGTCACCAGGGGTATGCGGTGGGGACCAGCGAGTATTTGCGGCCCTGGCCCGCCTGCTCGGCGGGGTGGCTAATACACATGACATCGCGCTCGATGTAGATGTAGACATCGAAGAGTTCGGCGTCGATGGTGATCTCGCCCATCGGCGACCCCTGGTCGGTGTAGTCCAATGCGGCGCCATGGGGAATGACTTTGACCAGAAGACGGTCTGCCAGGAATGCGAACTCCGGGTCGGAATCGCCTGCGGCTTGGAAGGGTCCGTAGTCGTAGCGGATGTAGACATGTGCTGTGATCTGCCCGCCGCCGAGGTCTTCGATGGATAAGGCGCTGGCCCCACGGGGAACGATGGTGCCCTGCCACTGCTGCGTGGGCGTGAGATCGATCGTGGTCTTCGCGCCGATCATGTTGGGTGTGAATGTCATTGAATCCTCCTGGTTATTGATATGAGCGAATCCAGGCGGCGCCGTCGCCGCCTTTCTTTCCTGGCTTGCCGTTACCGAAGACACCGCCGGTGGCTGCGCCGCCGCCGCTGCCCGGACGTGGACCTTCGGCGTCGTTGGCCGGCGGGCCGCCGCCGGAGTACGACATCCCGGCGTAGGTGAAGTCACCGGCAGCCTCACCAGCAATGTTCGGGCCGGACCCGTTCTTGCCGGGGCGACCGCCGGCCCCACCCGCACACGAGAGCAGCAGCACCCCGCCCGAGGTGCTCAAGGTGGTGGCACCGCCAGGGTTTCCCGCCGTTTCCTTGCCCACCTGCGCGCCCCCGGCGCCGACCGATCCGGACAGCTGCATCGCCGATGCCGGCACATGATTGCCGCGCTGGAGCGTCAGGGCACCCCAGGTGCCCTTTTTGCCGCCTTCGGAAACCACCCACAACCAGCCGCCGTCACCGCCGCCGCCGCTTCCGCCGCCGCCGATGCCCACGGCGTCCATGTAGTCGCAGTTGCGCACGATGTTGTGGGTGAACGCACCTGCCGTGGTGTAGCTGGCGAGCGCGGGCAGCCCACCCGGCGGATAACCGAGGCCGCACGCCCGCGTCATGGTCACCGATAGGGCGGCGTCGATCTTGGCGACGCGCTCGATCACCAGCGCCGAGGACATCGAGACGGCGCGTGTCAGGTCGACGGGCAGCAGCTTGTCGAAACCGATCGAGCGCGGCGCCGTCAGGTTGCACGTCAGATCGATTGCGGCCACGCGTTGCAAACCGATGGTGCCGGTCATCTCCAGCGCGTTGGCTAGGTCGATGCCGATCACCTTGGCCAGGAACAGCGCCCGTTCCATGGTGACGGCCAGCGCGAGGTCTTGTTGGAATGTGGCCTGTAGCGCAAGGTTGCGAGTGATCAGGATCGAGCGTTGCGCGGCCAGCTGGTACACCGCGGCCAGTGCCAGCTCGCGGTCAAGGTGTACCGACAAGACCACGCCCATGGCCTGCATGGCGGTCAGCTCAACCTCGCCGACACACATCACTGCCAGTGCGGCATCGATCCCGATGATGGCGTGCCACCGGCCGTTTGGTGCGGGAGCTGGCACGGCCGGATTGACCGACCACTTACCGCCCGACCGCGCGCCGGCAACGGTCGGGCTGGTGGACCAGGGCACGTTAGGGCCCGGCGAATCCTATGCGGGACACCATCGCGCCCTCGCTGTCGGTGCCGGTGATCTGTATCCAGTTGGGCGGGTTGGTCTTACCGTCGATGTCCAAGCCGCCACGCACGACAGCGAAGGTGATTCCGGGCAGCTCGGGCATGGTGAACGTGGTGCTCGGCTCGGGCATGGTCGGTATCTGCGGTGGCGCGGGCGGCTCCTGCGGCAGTTCCGGTGCCGGCGGGTCGGGGGTGGGCGAGGGTGCCGGGGGGTCTGTCAGATCCTCGTCGTCATCGACGGTGGCTGGTGCTTCAGGTGTAGTCATGGGTGAGTTCTCCTGTGGTGTCAGATGAGTTTTCGGCCCGTGAAGGAGGCCACGCCGAATACTTGGGTGATGGTGCGCGAGACAACGGTTTCCGATCCGGTGGAGCCGTTGGAGCGCACGTCGTAATCGACAACGATCAGGGCGGGTTGGATCTTGTCGCCCGCGTTGAGCAGGATCTCGAATTCGGCGCCGGGGCCGATGGCTCCGGTGACCTGAACATCGTTGCGGTACAGGCACCAATGCGGGGTCACCGGACCTTTGGCCGAGTATGGGCGACACGTGGTGGCCAGCTTGTAGAGCCCGGCTTGATCCACGGTCACCGCGCCTCGGCCAAGGTCGGTGATGGTGGCGCCATTGGCGTAGTCGGTGAAGGTGAAGAACGACGCCGGTAGCTGGCCCGCTGAGGTGATGGGGTCGGTGTAGGTGAAACCCGAAGTGGACGAGCGGGTTAGGCTCCACGCGTTCGACAAGGTGGCACTACCTCCCGAGGCGACGTAATCGGACATGGCGAATGCTGCGATGCGGTATGAGTCGTAGGTGAACCACGACGTTGCCCGCTGAACACAGAACATGGCGTATCGATAGTCCGGCCCGGCGGCGATGGTGCCTGAGACATCGGTGGCTGAGGTGACCGGCTTTCCGTTCACGCGGACAAAGAAGTTATCTCCGCTGCAACGGATTTCGATACGCGCACCCTGTTTGACCGACGAGAGCCCGCCTTGAAAGGTCATCGGAGTGGCGAACGTCCAGCTGGTACCCGAGCGGGTGAACTTGCCGACACGGACCTCGCCCTCTTTGGCCAGGCAGTAGGCGCCCGTGGTGCGATCGGCGTTGCAGCGAATGAACACCCCGGAGTAGTAGTTTCCGTTTTGGGTGTTGCCGAGCACGAATGAGGCCGACTGCCCATCGGTGGCGTAGGTGTAGTTGGGGCTGGCGAAAAAGTACCCGTCAGGGTTGCCGTTCTTGACGCCCGCATATCCCGAGTCGCCCCGGATGGTGATATCGCCGGGCGTGGGGCCGGTGGTCCAATCAGTCGCATTCAGTGCGGCACCGTCGGCCCCGGAGAACACAAAACTGTAGCTATTGCCGTCGCCGGTGTTCTGCTCGGTCTCCTGCTCCTGCAGGGTGGTCTGTGCGGCGATAGCGCTTTTGAGCGCATCCTGCGACAGGCCCAGCAGCGCCAGTAGCGAGTCCTTGGCCTGATTGATGCGGTCCCCGATAGCGCCCGTGGTGCCGGTGCCCACACCGTCGGCGCCGTCCTTGACCCCAGACAGAATGTTGCCGAGGTTATCGACAAGATCATCGACCCGGCTCATATCGAAATTACCGACCACATCGGCCGTGCTCAAGCCGCCGCCGCTGGTCAATTTCTGAGTCTTGTTCTGGTTCAGGCCAAACCAGTCCTTGACCCCTTGCACCAGTGAGTTGATCGGGGTCACGATGTTGCCGTTGAGAATGTCGAGAATCTGGTTGATGACCGTTTGCATGATCGCCAGTCCCGAGACTTGGGCCTGTTGGATCAAGCCCACGATCTCCGAGGCGGTGATCTTGCCGTCAGCGGTAATGGCCTGTAGGCGGGCCTCGATGTTGGCTGCCTCGGAATTCACCACCCCGCCGATGGCGTCGACCATCTCGCGCAGATCTTTGACCAGCCCGAGGTCGAGCAGGTTCGACGCCCACGCGGAGGCATTCGAGAACCGGAACGTCCCGGCGGTCGCCCCACTATCGAGGATGAGCAGCTGCGAAACATACTTCACGCCCGTGGGCACGGGCCATTTGTCGGCGACCGGAATCCATTGCCAACCATGATCACCGGACGGTTGCAGCGAACCGCGAATGACATCGGCCAGCGGATTGCCTGCCGCGTCGAACGGGGTGAACCCGACCTTGACGGGATTCGAGCCTGCGGTTGCGCTGGCGCCGGTCCATTGCGATGCGGCCCGCAGTTCCAGTGTTTGGCCGGGGAATACCTCGAAAGGCTCGGTGCGCAACACCTGCTGCGTGCCGTTGGCGGTCGCCCGGATCGAGCCGCCCGAGATGAAACCGGGCGTCACCGAATCCCATTGAAAGAACGGGTTGTCTTCGACACTCTCGGCGGTTAGGAACTCGCCCGCGCCGTTGATCAAGTCCTGAATGATGTTGGCGATGCGAGATATCGAGAGCACACCCGGGAAGCCAAGCGCCTTGCCGGCCGCCTCCAGAATGGCGTTGAGCACCGCGCCGGGATTGGTCAGGTCGATACCCTGTAGCGCCTTGCGGATCGCTTCGAGCAAGTCCCATTTGCCGGTAAAGAAGTCGATGAGATCCTGCTCGACCGCATCGGGCAGGTTGAACAGGTCACCGAGCCAATGGACAAGGGCCTGCACGAACTGCTGGTTAAGCGGTGTCCATCCGGGGCTGGCCTTGGCGCGTTCCTTGAGTATCCCGACGATCGTCGGTTGGGTCCGCAGTACGAGATCGCCGACAGAGCCGTCCGTGCCGGTGACGCCGAATCGGTCGGTGGGGTTGAAACCTCCGGGGCCGCTTGGGGTTGTCACCTAGTTGTCCTTGACCGCCCAGCCGCCCAGCTGCACGCCGGTACTCAGCAGGGAGGATTCAAACAGCACGCACGGATACCGGTAGCCGTTACCGTGCGGTGTCGAGTGATCCTCGTCGGTCCATTGCAGCACCGGCGCGCTGAAATCAGAGGACTTGTACGCCAGGTACTTATCGGCGATCGGGTCATAGATCAGGGTGTAGCGATCGTTGTCGTGCAGCACGTTGTTCACGCTGGCGACCAGGTTGTAGGACGTGGGGCCGGTGGCGGTGACGATGCTCAGTCGGTTGTTCACCGCGCCGGTTTCCATCTGGAACCCCACCCAAGAGGTCATGTGCTGGTTCGAGCAGACACCGACCGTCGTCTTGCCGGCGTTGACCAACCCGAGGATGGTGGAGACCTCCAGCTTGACCGCATCGGTGGCCACCTGACCACGCCAGCGCGCCGCCGTCTTGTCGAACAGAATGAAGTCGGCGGCCAACCCGGGCGGTAGATGCTGGGCGGAGTTATCCCAGACCTTGAGCTTGCCCCACCCGCCGACGCGCACCCAGTTCGGATTCACCCCGGCGGCAAGGTCGGGCTGATCGATGTACGTGAGCGCGATCTCGGTCTTGCGTGGGGCGGCAAGGGGACTGGGGTTGTCGTCACGCACCACACTGCCGCGCGAGAGGTTGCGGTCGATCGGGGGGCGCGGCCCCGACGCGGGCAGATGTGCGACCACGCGGTAGTAGGCGCCGTGCGGAATCGTGTCGTGCTCGTCGGGCTGGACGATGAAATCGATACGCATGTCACTGACCGCTGCCGGGGTCCAGGTGGCCAGCACCACGCCGGCCGGGTCGGTGAGGATGCACTCGGCCGTCGTACCGGAGCCGAACGCGGTACCGGGCTCGGGGAAAAACGATGCGACCCACGTTTGCCCCTGCGACAACACGAGGGTGTCGAGCCTGGTCTTGGCACCTAGCATGGTTCCTCTTCTCCGCGCTGTTGGGCCTCGGCGCGCTCGCGTGCCTTGGCGGTGTCGTGACGGCCTTGTGTGCGTAGGTCTGCCACTGCGGTATCCAGATCGATCGCCGTGCGCAGGGTGTCGGTCACGGTCGGCGCCAATTCGGCGCGCAATGCGGCGCGCTGCTCGTCGCTCTTGGCGCCCCGGATCCGCTCGGCGAGGTCCGGGTGGAACTCATCGAGGGCTTCGGCTGCGGTCTCGGGATCGAGCGCAGCTGTGTGCCCGACTGCGTGCGGTCCGAGCCAGCTGGGCTTAGGCGGCACGACGCGCTGTGTCGCGACCGCCTCGACGAACCGGAAGCCTAGATCTGCCAGACCCTCGGCCGCCGCGCGGCGCATCGGGGCGAGCAGGCCGATGGTTTCCTCGCCGTTATTGCGTCCGGTCTTGAGCACGGCCAGGGCGTCGACGAGTTTGGCCACGGTGGTGTCGCGGTCGGATACCTCGACTACGCGCTCTTGCAAGGGTTCTTGGGTCATGAGATGAGGTGCACTCCAATGTTCTGAATCGTGGCCAGCATCTTTTTGATGGCTCGCGCGTTGCGTTCGCCTTGGCTCATGGCGGCCTTGTTCAGGCCGATGACCACTTCCCAAGTCAGGGGTTGGCCGGCGCTGTTGTCGCCCGCGTTGACCATTTCCTCGACCTGATCGACGAACATCGCATCGATGCCGATCCGCAGTAGTTCGGCGTGTGTCGAGGCGATGCGGTCGCCGGTGTCGAAGTGCAGACCAGGGATAACCCAGTGCGAGCCGTCGAGCTTGATCCGGTGGCCGGTTTGGGCCTTGGTTGCGGTGAAGGCACCCCGGATAGCGGCCTCGGCTGACGCGGACCATGCGTTGTTTTCGGCGCCTGACTGGTACATCTCGAACAGGTGAACCCAGCCGAGTTGGCGTGTGCGGCCGATGTTTTTCCATTCGAGCCAGGCGGCGATGGTGCCGACCAGGAACGGCATGATGACGTCGGCCGCGATGTCGCCGGCCGAGGAGAACCCGCCCAGCAAGAAGTAGCCAATCATGTTCCCAACGGACTCAATCACCAAGCGCGCGATAGCATCTGCGGTCGGATTGTCACCACCGACCACCACCGAGACCGGGCCCGCTGGCGACCACGACAACTCAGAATCGAAGTCGTGCCATTGGTCGTCGTTGATGCATATCCAGGGGAATTCGGCGAGTGTGCCCAGGAATCCGTTCTGGTAGTAGGAATCTGGCGCCAGGGTCTCGTCGTCGGCGACGACGTTGAGGATGTCCTCGAAATAGCCGTCCGCGTAGGTGATCGCGGTGCGGGCGAATCCGGCCGTGATCGTGCCATCGAGGAACGTGCCGCCGAATAGATGGAACCCGGAGCGGTCCTGCACCTCGAACACCAACGCACCGTTGGCCACGTTCGGGGTGAGCAGTCCGTCGGCGCGCTCGCCCCGTGCGGTCAGGATGCGGCGATAGGTGATGACCATCTGCGCGTCGTCGAGCGCGTCGGCAAACGTCACATCGGCGGCGTTCATGCGTGAGGCGATCGGACCCCACAGGCTCGAATCATCGAGCAGGAACGGTGAGGCCTTGACGTGGCATTGCCATTGCGACCAGTCGATTGTCGATGTCCATTGCGCAAGGTCAAATGGGTCGTCCGGCAACGTGAATGGGTGACCTTGTATCCGGAAGAACTGGAACAGCATCGTCATGCTGATTGCCCATTTCAGGGGCGCATACAGGAAAAATTCCCTGGGGAACTGGAAAATTGGCAACGGTAGGGCCGGGTTCGGGGGTACGAGCAAATACTGGAGGTACTGGAGGTCATCGTTAAAGAAGATGACGAACGACAGAATGCCGTTGCGGCGCTCAAGTTTCCAGTAGCGCAACAGCCCCGACCAGCGCCATTTGCCGTTGTAGCGCGAGACGGTGATCACCACGTTCTTGAGCGCCTCGCGGTTGTTCGGCAGCGCCATCACATACCGGGCGATCATATGCTCGGTCGGCAGCGCCAGATAGCCCTGCGAGGAAACGTTTTTGCGGCACGGCCATGACTGCTTGATGACCGCTTGATCCGAGACGCGGCCCAGGAAATCGGTACCCGCTCCGCCGTCGGGCTTGTTGATCCACAGCTCAATGTCGTTCTGCTGCATGCGGTACATGGCGTGTTCGGCCCGGACCTTGGCGACGTTGCGCTCGATACGATCGAGCAGTGCGGTGCCATCAATCATCGCCGGGTCACCGCGCCAACTTGAACGGCTTGGAGAATGGGCGCGAGTACCACTGCGGGATGGTCAGGCGGCAGTGGGCCCCGTCGGGGTTGGTGTTGTTCGTGAACCGGATGGTGGCCTTCTCATGCAGGCCGGCCGGTAGCGGGTAGCGCAGATCTAGACCTTTCCAACGACCTTGGACGAGAGTCGCTTTCTCGGAGATGAGGGTCTGTTGGCGCGGATCTGAGTCGGCTTCAATGCCACCGTCGCGGATGTCGATAGCGGGGATGGGTACTGTGCGTCCGTAGTCCTCTTCGGGTCGGCCGAGCATCGGCGATCCCCACGAGCTGTCGGGTACTTCCCAGTCGGCGTCTTCGGTGAGCGTCCATCTAGCCCAGTCGGGCACGTCGCCCTCGTTGATGAAATCGAACTCGAACCAGCCACGCGCATTTTCTGAATGCATCTCTTGCACAACGGGCTTGCCGACATAGAAGGGCAATTCAGCTGAAAGTGTGAATTGCTCGCTACCGGCGCCGGTCAGGAACGGGTCTCGGCCCTCCCATTGCATCGTCTGAAAGACAGTCGAATTCGATTCCTTGCGCACGAACTTGTCGCGCACACCGTCGGGCCCGGTGAATCGGAGGATGGTTTCTCCGTCAAAGTCGAATTCCCATCCGAACTCGGTAATGACGTTGGCCCACGTGTACTTATCGCAGTGGTAGGACATGAACGTCAGGGGAAACGTGTGCTTCTTGAATCGGTAGTCCTGGTAGCGCTGCCCGAATGAGTTGGTAACCCAGCGTGTTTCGACCGGAAGGTCGAAGATCGGCATGCACTTGGGGGACAAGATGATGTTCCGTTGGCCACGGCCAGGGCCCATCACGCGCCACGGGGTACCGGTGCGGCCGATGATGTCCAGCGTCAGATATTGCGACACGTGTCTCCCCTACACATAGCTGTTCAGCGATTGCTCGCGCTGCTGTTCGCGGAGCCGCTGCTGCTCGACGAAATCGCGCGGGTCGTTGGTGGACACGTCGCCGAACATGGTTCGGGCGTCGATGGGTCGGGCGGGCTGTGGCGGCGCCGAGAGCACCGGGGCGCCGTATGCGCCCGCAGTGGTGTTGTCGCCGAGGTTGCCCACGAGTGCCGATGAGAAGACGTTGGCGACTCCGGCAGCGGCCTTACCGCCGAGGGTGGCCATGCCCTTGGCGAGCACGCCGGCCGCCGCGCCGCCTCCCATGCCCATGCTGCCCCCTGAGGACAGTGCAGCGGCGGCCAGATCGCCGATGACCGCTGCACCCTCGGTGATGCCCTGCTTGAGCGCGGGCAGGGTGTGGTCGTCCGAGCTGGGTGCGGGCGCGACCGTCGGGCGGGTGGCAGCTGCGGGGGCGGGACTCGGGCCCGTGGCGGCGGTATCTGCCGGCGCCGGGGCGGTCGGCGCGGAAGCCGGCGGCGCGGCCGGGGTGGGCGTCGGCGCGGGCGCCGCTGCCGAGGTGGGCGCCTGGTGCACCGGTGAGAGGGGCACAGGCGAGCCGCCGCTGATGCCGCCCTGCATACCGCTCATGGGCGGGGTCGGCGGGTTGGGGATGATCGCGGCGGTGCCAGCGTTGACCGATGCCATCGCGGCGCTGCCGTACTTGCTGGCGCTGGACTCCTTGATGACCCACTCTTTGCGGGTCAGCATCGCCGGGTTGGTGTCGATGCCGGGCAGGCCCACCACCATGCCGCCGTCGGCGTAGCCGTGGCCTTGGTTGATGAAGTTCGGGACGCCGGCGCCGCTCTGCCCGTATTTGGTGGCGACGTAATCGATCATGGCGTAGATCTGCGCCTCGCCGCTGTTGATCGAACCACCGGTGATGTTGTGCGCGTTGAACGTCGAGGGCAGGAACTGGCCGAGGCCGTAGACCTTTTGGCGCCCGCCCTTGCCGTCGGTGTCGTTGCCGTTGTACGCGTTAGCGTTTCCACCGGACTCGAATTGGATCTGACCAATGAGCGCGTCGGCCCACGCCGGGATGTTGGTGATGCCGTACCGGGGACCGACCTCTTGCAGTGCCCGCGTCACGATGGGCCGCCAGCGTTCGGCTCCTGTGCCCTTGGGCGCGCGCGAACGCGAGGCCGCCGATGTGACGGGCCAGCGGCCGTATTGACGGTTCGCCGCCGCGCTCATACCGTGCCGGTTGGTGTTCGGCGATACAGCCGAGGTGGTGCCCATGCCGGCCAGCGAGGTTGCGGTGCCATCGCCCGAGGTGCCCGAGCTGCCGAACGGTCCGGCCTCGCCGAGGTAGAACTGGCCGGCCTTCGCAATCGCCTGGTTGTACACGTTGTTCGGCGACAAAATGGAGTTCTCCAGGCCGAAGATGCCCAGCGCACCGGACCATAGCGCGGATCCGAACTTGCCCAGCGTGTTGGCCGCGAATTTGCCCGCCCACTCGGCGGTTTGTCCGCCCCACGCCTCCAGGCCAGCCGGGTCCGAGCCGACCTGCGCCAAGCCCCACAGTCCGGGCGTAATCCGCTGACCGCCCGCGCTGCCGGCGTGGCCACCGCCCAGACCGAGACCGCCGAGAAGCGCGCTACCGAATGTGTCACCCAGACCCGATACGGCAGAACCGGGCCCGGGCGCGGCGCCGGGGGAGACCGGGTTGCCATCGGTATCGACGTACCCACCGCCGAGGAATGAGCGGCCCTGTGTGAGCGCCCACAGTGCCTCGTCGCCGATCGCGGCCCGAGCGGGGGCCGGTAGCACCCATTCGTCGTCGTGCAGCTCAGCTAGCCAGCCGCCGGTCGGGCCGGGGCCCTTGCCGGAAGGTGTGGGGCCGCCGTTCTTGAGTCCGGGGATGGGGTTGCCGCCAACATCGACGATGCGCCCGTCCTTGGCGGTGATTCCCGGGATGCGCCCCGTGGCTGCCAGTTCGAGCATCTCGCTGTATTCCGGGGTTCCCGGCGCGGGCAGCGGACCACCGGTCTTGAACGGCGACTTGGCCAGGCGTTCCTCGAAGTTCTCATTGCCACGCTTGGTCAGGTCGGCCTCTTGCTTGCTCGGCCCACCGACCTGGGCCATGAATAGCCCCGCTGCCAACGGAACACCAAGGGCGACACCGAGGGCCGGGGCCATGCTGGAGGTCCCGCCGGCCGCCGCACTTGCGGTCGCACCCGCCGTGCTCGCCGCCGCTTGGGCGGTGCCCAGTAGTCCGGGAATGCTTTTGAGGAGCCCAGCGACGCTGGTCAGGCTTGTCACTAGCGAGGCTACGCCGTCGATGGTCTTCCACGCGATGAACGCGGTTGCGACCGCTTGAATCAGGCCGGGGTGTTCACCGAGGTAGGTCGAGATCTTTCCGAGCGCGGGCAAAAGCAGGTCGGACCACGACTTGGCTGCGTCGTAGAGACCTTGGAATATCCCCGGAAGGCCTTGCAGGACCGGGCCCCACTTCTCCAGCTGCTCACGGGCCTCGGCGAAGAAGCGAGTCAGTTTCTCCTGTCCGGCAGCGCTATTGAGGAATGTGGCGAGCTGGCCGGTAGCCCGCTCCAGCCATGCCAGGAAGCTGCCACCGCCGCCGGCGGCCTGGGTGATGGCGGTCAGCGACTTGCCCACGTTGAGCAGGGCGTTGCCGAAGTTGGTCATGCCGGTGATGCCGTCGTTGATCCACTTGTCGAGGTCGCCGCGATCGTCTGCTGCGGTGATGAATCGGTCGAATCGTTCTGCGGCCTTGCCGATTCCGTCGGCGAGTCGGGGCAGTGAAGACGTTCCGCCAGCGGTGAGCGTGCCCAGCCCGTGCACGATGGGATCGATAGCCTTGGTGAATCGCGATTGTGCGTTGGCGGTGTCGCCGAGGATGCGATCGAGCAGTCCGCGTGAGGAGTCCGAGCCGAGCGTCTTTGTCAGCTGGCGTAGGTTCTGATTCCACGCCGTGGCGATGCCACCTAGGCCGACCTTCAGGCGGGGGATCGCCGTGTCGGCCAGCGTGTTCATCTCCGCAGACATGCCGTCGAACATGTTCTGTGCGACGAGGTTTTGCAGTTCCTTGAATGGTCCCTTGATCAGGGCAAACGTTGACTTGGTGACTTCCTGTGCTGCCGGGGCCAGACTCTCCAGGGCCTTGGCGGCCGCCGCGATGTCTTTGGCCTTACCGGTCGTCTCGGCCTTGTCCATCAGCTTGAGCGTTTCGCCCATGCCCTTGAAGCCAATGGCGGCCGTGCCGACCGACGATGCGACCCCGGCGAAGATGGCGGGCAGCCCGATCGCTACCTGCGCGAGTTCTTGGGCGGCGCCCGTGGCGGTAGCCAGGCCCGTCGCGAGGGCTGGCAGGCTGCCGAGGGCGAGCGCACCCGCATTCCATTTGAGGGCAGACAGTTTTGCACCCGCCGAGGCCAACCCCTCGATGCCTCGCGTTGCCCTTCTGATCGAGGCGTGATCGATGTTGACGCGCAAGTCGATCGCGTTGGCTTCCTCCTTGGCGCGGAACCGGGCCAGGTCGGCGGTGGCCTGCGCGAGGTTCGGGTGAACATCGACGCCGATCTTGGAGCGCCGCTCCTCTTGCTCGCGCCACCGGGCTAGATCGGCTTGTGCTTGAGCAAGGTTGGGGGTGACCTCGACGGCGAGCTTGGCGTCGATCTTCTTGAGATCGGCATCCAGCTCGCGACGGAAGTCGCGGACGCTGGGCCGCACGTTGATCGAGGCATCACCAGCCGGGTAAACGGTCACCACACCTCCCATTCGTCGGACTGCATGCGCTCCCAGCTGGCGTGTGCCTCGGCGATCGTCTCGTCGAGATCTGCACGCACTAGCTCGGATTCGCGTTCGTTGATCAGGTCGCCCACCATCTCGGGGCGGGGCATGAAACTCAGATCGCGCGCGGTGGCGCCACCGGATTGCCCACGGTGTGCGATCAGCTGATCGCACAGGTTGCGCAGCTCGCGCACGATCGGGGTGTACCCGTAATGCGGCTCGCTGGTTGATTGTTCGCGCAGCTCGCGGATCTGCTCGGCGTCCATTTCCTCGACGCGTCGGCGCAGCTGCGGATCGGTGGCCGCTTTCTCCCAGCACCGTGTTCCCAGTTCCTGGCACATCGAGTCGAAGTGCTCCAGGAACTGGGTCCAGGTGCGGCCGGGGAGACCTAAGAAGTAGTCAAGTGCGTTGATTCCCAACACATTCTGGAAATCCCACTGAATCGCGAGCCAGTGCGCCTCGACTACGGCGACTACTCTGCCGGTGCGCTCGCGTCTTTTCCCGCGTCAGTCTCCGATTCGGTGCCGTCGACCATGTTGTAGTCGCGCACCTCGGCGAGGAACTTGTCCCACGCGGCGGCGTTGTCGGCGAACAGCGCCTTGCACGCGTCGTACTGCTCGCCCAGCAGCGCCCGTTCTACCTTTTCGGCGTAGTCGACCGCCTCGGGCATCCGACCTTGCTCGTTGATAATTTTGCCGTCCAAGACACGTTGCACCAGCAACAGGTAGGTGTTCTTGCGCCACTCATCACGGGCATCGATCCCCATGCGCGGGATCTTGATGTCTGCGGTCAGAACGTAGGGCGCTTCGCCCACTTCTGCCATGATCTCGTAGAACCGGCCAACTTTGGCTCGTGTTGTCATTTGCTTCCCTCTTGGGTTGTGGTGGGTGGGACATGGAAAACCCCTGGCGCCCAAAGGGGGATGGACGCCAGGGGTTGACCGGGGTGCTGCTAGGCGACGACGGTGACGGTCACCGTGTCGGACTTGCCGCTGAACGATGCGGTGATGTCGGAGGTGCCGACGGCGACCGGGGTGATCTTGCCGGTCGCCGAGACGGTCGCCTTGGCGGTAGCCGACGAGACGTACGTCGCCGCCGCCGTGCGGTTGGCTCCGTTGTTGTCGTGCACCGCCAGCTGTGCGGTATCTCCGGCCGCCAGAGACAGCGTCAGGGCGCTCGTCGGCGGCGTGATGTCGATCCACTCCACCGGCGGCGGGGCGAACCCGGTATCAGTGACGGCCGAGAGCGCCTTGAACCCCTCGCCGAAGATGAAGAATTCGCCCAGGTTCTCCAGATCCTCATCGTCGGCGATCGTCTTGAGCGTGGGGTGCCACAGAAGGGTGTTCTTCTGGTCCCACTTCTGGTTGTCGACGCCTGACACCTGCACCATGTTCAGCACATAGCCGAAGTAGATCGGCTTGGCCTGGTAGCTGTCCTTGCCCAAGATGATCGCGCGGTAGTCCTGATTCTCGGGAACCGTGGCGATCGGTGCGTGAATACCACCCGTGGCCGCCGTCGGCGTCACGTTCGAGTAGTCGGCACTGAACTGCAATTCCAATGCCTGACGGCCAGTCTGGCGCATCTCGAAATCGAATTCGATCGACTGCCGATCGATGATGATTCGAGTCGGCAAACCCTCACCGGCCGAATCGATGTCATTCGATGAGATGTCGAACTTGACACCGATACTGGTGTCCTTGGCCAGGTACCCGACGCCGGCGATGCCCGTGGGAATCAGCGGCTTGTTATCGGGGCCCTCGATGTTGCGCGTGAACGATGCGACGCGATCGGCGCGGCCGACCAAAACGGCCATGTCGAGCGGGGCGAGCTGCAATGCCTTCTTGGCGCCCTTGAATGCCTTGATGGATGCGGGGAGAACGGGAGTTGTCATGACTGCCAATTCCTTTCATGAATCAGAGGCCGAGATAGCCGCTGTAGTCTGGGGTTTCCAGTGGATTTGCGAAGGTAAATAGATACGTCGCGGGGATGATCCGCTCGTCGTACTCCATCCCCGGGACTTCCTCGGGGCCAGCGATTTCGGTCACTTCGGTGATCGTGGCGACGCTGCCGCCTGCGAGTTCGACCTCGATCTCGTCGTCTTCGATGCTGGTATTGATGTCCCGCACGAACCCCGACAGGATCAGGGAATCAGCACGAGAGTCGGTGATAGCGGCGATCTGCATGGCCGCCTGGTCGTGACGCACAGTCACCGCCGCACCACCTGCGCGGGCCACGAACAGGATTCGGCCCGTCCAGCCGGTGCCGGCTTCGTCGTCGGGCAACTGATTGACCACCTGCACGGCCCCGCCGACCCCGGTCGGGAACAGCGGGCGGTACAGCGCCAATACGGCGTCTTCGGCCGAGGGCCAACTGGGCACGTACCAGTTGGGTAGCCAGGGAATCGCCATCATGAGTTCCTCAGTGATCGCAACACTTGCTTGAGATCCTTTGCAGCTCTTGCTTTGCGCTTGCGCACTGCGCGGCGGCGAGCCGGGGAGCGCTCGACGTACTGGCCAGACTCGGTACTGCGGGCAGCCTCGTGGCCGAACTCGTGCGAAGCGCCGTATTTGAGGCCTTCGCCGACGATGAGCTGACCGACCCAGCGGTCGTTCTTATAGCCGCCGATCGACAGCTTGACGCGTGCCGAAGCGGCCAGGCGCCGTGATCGCTTGGCCACGATCGCCCGATAACGCACCTTGGCGTATTCGGTCTTGAGCCGCACAATGCGGGCCATCTTGGGGGACTTGAGAATCGCGGTCAGCGCCGGATTCGGCTTGGGGATATGGATGTCATCCATGAGGGGCGCTCACCGTCCGCACGCGGTGCTTCTTGACGCCGAGGTTGTGCCCGCTCAAGGGGTGGTCGACATCGCCCAGTGGCGGCGAGATCACTGAGTAGACCTCACCGTTGGTGCGCTCGATGCGGTCGCCCTGGCGTACGTCTTCGCCTCTCGAGCAGAACCAATTGCGCTCGATGACGGTGCGCCGGCCGCGCTGGTCGTCGTTGATGACGATGCTCTGTGCGCGCCCGAACGCTGTGCGCTTGATTGGCACCGGGCCTGATGCGCTGTCAGCATCGCCGGTGCGAACCACGCGAGTGCGCTGCACGGTCTCGCCGTAGCGGACCCGAATCAGAGGACCCACGGTGCCCCTCGAACCGTCCCAAGGGCCTGGTTGTCGTAGGGGTTGTTGGGCACCCTGCCGGTACCGCGTTTGATGGCGAACGCCCTGGGCCCCGAGGACGGCTCCGGTGCCAGCAGGGAGCGCGCCCACTCGTCGAGCGCTAGTCCGCCGAAACGCTGGCCCTTGCCGAGCGTCTTAGTTACCGAAATGTCCTCCATAGACTCGGTGACCTGAGTGACCCCACCGGCGGCGTTCTCGATCATCTTGTTCGAGACCAGCTCCAGCGATACCAGCTTGGGCAACTCGGGATCGATCGCAGGATCGCGTGAATCGATATCGGTGTACTCGGTGCGGATCAGCAGCGCCGCGAACCCCAGCAGCATCGTGGCCGTCGCGTGCCACGCGGGCTCGACATCCTCGACTTGCATATACGTGGCCAGCTGGGCCGACGACGCATATGGCTGCGGGGGATTCGCGGGTGCCGTCATGGCTAGGCGACCGCCAGACCCCGGTAGACGCCGTGAGCGCGCTCGGACCCGTACTTGAGGCCGATCTCGCCGTAGACCTGCGTCTTGTCCGTCGAGCCGGTCTTGGCCAGGGCCTCCTCGAACAGAACACCCTTGTTCGGGATGTTCAGGAACACCGGGTCAATCTGCTCGACCGACAGCGCCACGATCGCATCCTTGGGCAGGGCGCGCTCGACGGCGATGTACAGCTGACCGAAGTCGGTCGTGATGGCATCCACCGCAACACCGCCGACCGTGTGACCCGCCGAGGTTCCCAGGGCGCCGTTGACGTTCGACCCGTACGCGGTCGCGTACGCCTTGGTGATCCGGGTCTTCTGAATCGACGGCACGAACAGCACGCGGGTGTCGCCTTGTGTCAGACCGCCGTTGTCGAAGATGCCCTGCACGAACGCGTTGATGCGATCCACGCTCACGCCGGTCGTCGCGGCGGCCGATCCGGACACCTGCACGTACTTGACGTTCGCGGTGCCCAAGGTGATCGCGGTGCCGCCAGCGGTGGCTGCGACCTTGAACGTGCCGGCTGCTGCGTTGACCACGTAGTACGACTCATCCAGACGGATGCCGGTCGCAGCACCGGTGTCGGTGAACACCACCTGATCGCCGTTGGCCAGACCGTTCGCGGCGGCCGTCACGGTGTCAGTCGCCGTGGTGGCGGTGACCTCGGCACTGGCAAAGGTCTTGTTGGTGTTGATCACCGACAGCAGACCGCCCATCTGTCGGGCGGTGGTGTTGTCGGTGGGCACGTTCTTCTTGGCATGCCAGAACGCGTAGTTGGCGTCCCGGGCGATCTGCTTGAGCGCCTGCGCGATCTGCCAGGTGTGCTCATTGCCGACCGGGTTGCCGAATCCCAGACCGTCTGTCGAGTTGAACGGTGCGGACTGTGTGGTGGACAGCTGCGCGGCCGTGGCCTGCTTGGTGTAGCTGGTACCCACGGTCTCGTGGAAGATCTGCACGACGTTCTTGACGTTCGCACGCACCCGCGCCTCGGGGTTGGGGGCGTCGTCGCCTTCCTTGCGGGGGCGCACTTCGGGCTTGCGCAGGTCGTAGGTTTGCCACTCGAATTCGGTGGCACCGGTCTGCTTACCGCCGCCCAGGCCGCCGGCCATGGACAGTAGCGGAGTGTCGATCGGAGTCTGTGCGAACAGCTCGCCGTGGTAGTTGGGCTCGTTGAATGTGGTTCCGATACCGGTGATTCCGGCCATGATGGTCTCCTATCTACTTGGTGTAGTGCTTCTGCTGCTTGAGGGCGATGGATGCCATGACATCGCCGCGTTCCTCGGCGGCCTTGATCTGTGCATCCAACGGGACAGCCCCGCCTCCGTGCCCTTGCGCCGGATTGGGCTTGCGGCCCGGTGTGGGCGCCGTAGCGACCAGATACGGGTCGGTCTGTGCGAGTGCGTCGAGCTTCGACGCAATGGCGGCTTCATCGATTTCTCCTGCCTCGGTGAGGCATTCGGACAGGTCGATAAGTTTCGCCGCTGTCTTGGGGTTGACGAACGCGCTGCCCGCGCGGTTCTCGTCACGGTTCGATGCCAGCGCCTCGGCCTTGGCCTGCAATGCCGCCGAACGGGCATCTTGGACCGACTTCTCGATCGCGGCGAGCCGGTCGGCAAGCTTCTGGTTGTCCTCCCGAGCGGTTGCCAACTCGCCCTGCTCTTGGCGGCGCTGCTCGTCGGCGGCCTGCAAGAGTGGCTGCGCTTCGGCGAGTTGGGCCTTGAGTGAATCGATTTCGCCACGCTGGGAAGCGATGGTGCCCTTGCTGGTGTCCTCGCTGGCGCGCAGGTTCGTGATCAAGTCCCACGCCTTCTTAGGGTCGAAGTCGGCGGGGTTGTCTCCCCACGGTGGTGTGGGCACCGGTGCTGGGGCGACTGGCGTCGCGGGTGCTTCCGGCTGGGCTCCGGGCATGTTGTTCGGGGTCGGTGCATCGGGCATGGGAACGTCAGCCTCCTTGGGCTTTCGGGGGGGTCGGCGCTTGCCGGGTTGGTACGGCCTCAAGCGATGCCGTAGATCTGGCGCATGGCCGCCAGAACGTCTTTTGTCTTGCCGGTGCCCGCATTTGCGGACGCTTTTGCGTACATCTCGTAGTAGCCGGTGCGGTCGAACGGCAATTCCTCGGCGCCCCATACCGGGACGGCGATGCACTGGCAATGGTCGTGGTAGCGGTCCCCGACCCGCTGGGTGCCGCGCTCGGCGCCCCGGGGGCCGCCGACGACGAACTCGGCCGACTGCGCGGTCTTGTATGCGCGCCAATCGGCGTTGCGGGTGGCCAGCATGACGCAGAAGGCGCACGGCTTGAGGTTGGTGGGCATCCGGATGTAATGCGACGGATCTCCGCGTGGTGCAGCCGGTTTCGTCGGTGCGTGGGTGTACTTGGCGCCGTCGGCGGCCGAGGTCATCGCAACGGTTTCGCGCCCACCCGAGGCGACCATGCGCTGAATCGAGTTCGACAGCCGCGCCGTCACAATGTTCTCGACGGCATGGGCGCCGGTGATGTCGATGGACTCCCGGGGGCCGAGGTCGGTGACATCGGTCGACGATTCGGCCGCCAGACTGACCGCTTTCGCGGAGATCTTGAACGCGCTGGCCACCTTGGCGTCAATCCACTCCGATGCCGGATCCGGCGCCATCACCTTGGGGGATCGGCCGTCGATGCCCGCGCGCCGGCGCATGTCCGCGTACATCTGCAACGCGAGCGTCGATGACGAGCGTCGGTATGCGGTCACGATGCCCCGATAGATCGTGGTCACAGCCGCCGCGACGCCGCCGCCTGACCAGCTGATACCGGCGAGCTGCGCGCCGAGCTGCGCGGTTGCTTGCGCGGCCAACAGCTCGTCTGCGGCATGCCAGACCTTGAGGTCAGGCGCCGTTGCCATTGGCCGGCGCCTCGGACTGCTGCTCGCCCTGGCCCAGGTTGATCTGCTGGGCGCGCTCACGCACACGATCGGTCAGTGCGTCGATGAGCGCGCGCCCGTCGAATTCGCGCCATTCCTCGGCGATGTTCTGGCGCTGGATCGCGCTGTAGGCGAGTTTGGCCAGGCCGGTCTCCGAGCGCTCCGGAATGAGCTTGGCGGCAATCTGCTTGGTCACGGCGTCCGAGTCGGCGGCCGGTGTCGGGATACCGGTGGGGCCCCAGTCGGCCTCGGCGCGCTTGAGTTCGTCGCGCCGTTCACCCCGGACAAGGTAGGTCCACTTGGCGACGTTCACCCACGCGTTGCCGTAGCCCTGCGTCTTGCGATCGGTGCGGCGCTTGAGCCGGAAGTCGGATTTGGTGATCGAGTCACCAGAGACCGGGTTGCCGGTGCTGATGATGCCCATGCTCTGCGGATCCAGGCCGGTGTACCCCGACATGAGCCGCGCCTCGCCGTCGATGATCTTGAGCAGGCCCTCGGGGGATTGCCCCTGAATGACCTTGACCTCGGGGACATTTCCGTCTTCGTCAGGCTCGATCGCCGGCATGATGTCGGCGTAGGACTCCCACACCGTCTTGTAGTTGCCCTGGCCGTCCTGAAATGCCTTCTCAGTGGCGCCGAGAAGCATGATCTTCTGAATGATGTGAAACTCGCGCATCACTTCGAGTTCAACCCATGTGCGGGCCGCCCGGTTCATGCAGTTGCGCCATGCCGGGGCAATTTCCGATACGCCCCAACGGTTCCCAGTGGTGGGGCGGTTCGGGAAGGCCACCACCGAGCACCCGAACTCGGCAGTATCGGGATGCTCGTCGCGGTCGATGACTTTCCACGTGCCAGCGGTGGACACCATGTGTGTGGTCACCTCAGGCAAGTAGATCGTGCCCCGCATACTCGCGTAGTGCTCGCTGGCCGGATCAGCGTCGATGTAGGTCTGGTAGGCGCACGTCGTGACCCCGGTGGCGCGATCGACGTGCGCGGTCATGTTCAGCGGCGATTCGCCGGTGATGACCGCTCCGTCGGCGCCGTTTCCGATGAGTGCGTAGCCGTTGCCGCACACCTGCGAATCCTCATGCACCATAGGGGATTCTGCGTCAATGTTGTTGGCTTGAAAGATCTCTTGTAGCTCGTCGTCGACCTCGGATTTGCCCTTGAGGAGTACCCCTTGCAGTAGTAGACGGTCGACCACCGCATCAACACCCGAACCACCCCACCCGACGATCGCGCGCAGTGACTCCAGCTCGGGCGGTACCGAAATGCCCAGCGAGGGAACAAGTTGCGTGCCCTCGTAGTACTGGCGCGATTCCAGGTACTCCGGGCGCCGGCTAAACAGCACCGAGGCCAGACGCCAGGCGACCTTCTGCTCATCGTCGGTGAGATCCGGGCTGACCGGGGCGACCACCGGGGCGGGGAGATGCGGAAGCGTCACACGGCCCTCCTAACGTCTGCTCAGCATGCGACCGCGACCAGGGGCGAATTTGCCCTTGCTCGGCTTGCCGATGATCTGCTTGTACATGAGCCGCACACCGACAGCGGCCACGGCGGCGTCAATCTTCTTGGCGGACTCGCGATGTTCTTTCATGAGCGAGATGCCGTACTTGCTCGGTGCTCGCTTGGCTTGGATGACGTGCTGGCGCAGCAGGCCGTTGCGGTCGTGTGTGAGCTTGCCTTCGTTGACTTCCGTGACGAACCGCTCGGCCTCGGCGACGAACAACTGCGTGTGGATCGGGTTGCGCATGTCCCACACGATCGAATGCGCATAGGGCCCGGTCTTGACCGCGGGCAGCACGGTAAGTGTGCTCCCGAACAGCACTCGCCATTCCTCGATGTAGGTGTCCCAGTACCGCTCGCCGGTCTCGTCGTCGCGCGCCCCCGATGGGTCGCACCAGAACGCGATGATTTTCCAGCGGTCCTTGGCTTCTCGGACGCGATGGTCGACGGCATCGCGGTCCACCAGCCAGACCGGATCGCCCGGTTTCGGCCGCTCACGTGATGGACGCGCCCAGATGCCGATGGTGAACACGTGTCCGTCGGAGAGTCGGCAGCCCATGAGCGCGGTGGCGTCGTCGGACTTGGAGCAGTCGAGAAACATCGCGATCCGCTCACGGTCGGCGACGAACCTATCGCCCTTGCACGCGTCCCACTTCTCGCGCTCGATCCAGTCGTCATCGGCTGACTTGATCTGGTTGAACCACTTTCGGCGCGACTCGCTCGGCGGTGTCGACTTCTTGAGTGCCGAGGTGAGGATCGTCTCGGGGTCCAACCAGATCGAGTCCCCGCGTACGACCTCGATCACCTCGGGGATCGCCTCGGCGGTCAACGGCGCGTTGGCCGGCGCCTCCAGCGAGTCGTAGAGGTGCCCCACCTTGGCGAACTGCTCGCGCTCCTCGTCGTCATCAAGGTCAGTCCGGTCGAGAGTGGCCTCCCAGCCCTCACGCTCGACCTGCGCCACCGATCCGTCATTGGGCCGGTAGGCATTGCAGATGTCGAGCATGCGGCCCTGAGCGATCTTGGTGCGGTTACCGTCAGCGGCGCCGGCCAGATCATGCCCGTGGTTCGAGCTGTTCCAGTTCTGCGTCTCGTTGCGGATGATGGTGTCGGTCTGCTTGCCCTCGATCGCCAGGTAGTTCGAGGTGACGCCTTGGATCAACCGGGTCTGGCGCATCCCTTGGCACGTGACCGCGCTCATGCTGATGCCGTAGTACTTCATGCATTCGTCGGTGAGCATTCGCCGAACCATGCCGAGGGTGTTCTTGGTCTGATCCTCGGTGACGGCGAGCACCTGAACCCACGCGTTCGGATTCTCGCGGCCGACGGGCTGATCGTCAGGGCCCCAGTGGTCGAAAATGCAGGGTGCGAACGCCGAGGGCAGGGCGACCCCGCCGGCGGCGAGCGGATCTTTGCCGTGGCCCTTGAGTCTCTGCCACGTCTGCGTCATGTGCGCGACGCGCCCCTCGGGGGTCAACGACCACCACCAAAGCAGCATGCGGGACTGTTCCATCGTCCACTGCCACGGCTGACCGCTGGTGTCCTTGAGCCAGTAGCCGGTCCAACCGAGCATCTGCCAACCGATCGAGTGCTCGGGGAGGTTCCAGCCGCGCTCCTCGGTCCAGTCCCACGATGGGCCGATGCGGATCGGCTCGAACCGGCCGTACTTCGGCGGTGCCGCGCGTGGGACGTGATGGCGGTACCAGGCAACGATGTCCGAGTAGTCGTGCTTGCGGATCAGTGCCGGGGCGCCGATGGACGCCATTTAGCTCGCCGGGGCCTGCGGCGGGACGAACCAACGTGAGTTGGCGGCGTTGCGCTGCTGCTCGCCGCGGTGACCGTCGCCAGCGTCGGTGTTCTGCTCGACGGGCAGATCGGGCAACTTGAGCTTGGCGAGCATCTGCGTCAGCGTGGCGCGGTGCTGCCGAATCTCGGAGATCAGCGGATTGCTCACCTGCTGGCCCATCGAGCCGGCGACCGTGAAGTTGCCCGCGCGCAGCTGCTTGCGGAGTTCGCAGTTCAGCTCGTCGATGAGGTCCGCTTGATGGCACGCGTCCTCAAGGATCCGCAACTCATCGGGGCGCAGGGTGTAGTGCTTCTCGTGGATGCTGGTCCACAGCCCCTTGCCGCCCTTGCGCAGTCCGGTCGGTGCTTTCGGGATGTCGGGGGTTGTCATCTCGGTCTGCCTCCTTGTGCAGATCGATGCCCGCCGCCTTCGGTCGGGCAGAGACTTGGTGCGCTAGTTCGCGCGAGCGATGGCGGCGTTAGCCCAGAACATCGCCTCTTCGAGCTTGGTCAGCGCGAGTGCCTTCTCGCGCCCTGGGGGTAGATCGCGGTCGAGCTTGTGCGCCAGCTCCTTGCACGCGGCGCGGACGCTGCCGTGCTCGGCACGCTTCTCCTCGGTCGTGGCGGCGTGGAACGCGAACCGGTGATCGATGTCAGCGCTGGAATTCGGGGTATGGAAGGGCATTGCCGTGCTCCTTTGTGATTTGCGGATCCCAAAAAATCCGGAACTTCGCGCACGCAGGCGGGTGCGTGCTAAAGCGTTCCGGCGATGCATAGGGGGTAGCCGGGTTACCCCCCCACCCCTGCTACCAGGGCATATGTGGAGTGGGGCAGTAGCTACTGCTCGGTATGCCTGGTGATCAGGCCCGGATGACGCTCGGGCGGGCGGCACTTGGGCCGGCTAGCTCGTGCTTGCGCCCTGGCATCACTGGCGTCGCGGTTGCTCTTGGGCTTGTGGCAGGGCTCGCACAACAGCTGCGCGTTGCGCCAGTGCGTCACACCGCCGCGCCAGTGGGCGACGATGTGATCGCAGTACAGGTACACCCCGGTGCGGCCGCAGCCGTCGGTCTCGGGCTTGCCATCGCCACGCGCTCCGCATCGGTGAGGCAGTCGCCGTAGCGCGTCGGTGCGCATGCGCTGCTCGGCTACTCGGGGCGGTCGGGGTGTCCGTCGGTCTGACCAGACCATTGCATTCACCCCCAGATACGACAAAACCCCAGCTCAAGCCGGGGTTTTTCGGGCAGCATTTACTTGCGACAAATCGAGTTTACACAGGTCAGAGGCCCTAAACAACATGGCTGTAATTCGCGGGCGTGTCAGCGGGTGATTCCGTGGCTGCGGGTGTAGCGCGCGCTGTCGTGTGCCGATGGTTTGGTGGTCGGCGGTATGTCCTCAGGGTCGTGCTCATCTGCGCGCCGGTGTCCCTGGGCGCGTTCTGTCCACCATAGATGTTGGGCTTGGCTGAATGAGAAGACGCGGGGATCTCCGCGGCGAACCCAGACGCTCACGATCTGCCCGTTGTGGACCCATCCGCGGGTGAATAGCTGCTTGCGTTTGATCCAGCGACGCACCGTGCGTGATGACGGCGCGGGCTGCAGGTTACCGTCCTCGTCAAGGCCCCCTTCGACGGCGCGCAGTGTTTCGACGAGCTTGGTCTCGGTCATCAGGTCACGGTCTACCGCCACGCGCAAACGGTTGCGCTGTACATCGACGTTGGCTTCACATGCCGGGCATTGCACAAAGGATTCATCGTCACGCGCGTAAAGCATGTGCCCGCAGGTGATCTGCTCACCGCGGCGGTTGTGGCCGGTCACGGTGGGGCACGGGCCGGCGAACTGGCGAGTCGTGCGGTTGAGGGTTTTGAGTACCGACTCGCACAACTCGGCCATGTCGGCGGCGCATTCTTGGGCACCGGGTGTGAGTGCGATGGCGTGGGCGTGCTCGGCGAGCCATTCACACATGTCGGCCGGTGTGGGCTGGTAGCGGCGCGGCAAGCGCCGCCAGCGTGAATCGGGTAGCGGCCCGATGAAGTCGAGCGGGACGACGCGTACGGGCTCGAACTCGATGCCGCGGTGCTCGCAGATGGAGCGAACCCATGTGGTGATGGTGTTGCGGGCCCGGTGCGCAAGTGTGGAGGCATCGGCGTTGAACGGCAGGGGCTCGTCACTGCTCTTGCCGATGGTGGGGCTACTGAGCTTGTCGTGACGGGTCACGGTCTCGTCAAGACGTTCAACTAGCCAGGCTAGTTGGGTGGCGTGTTCGCGTAGCGCGTCCACGCATTTGCAGCACAGGAACAGTTGCGCGGGCTGGGAGCACTTGCGGCAGTTGGTCAATGAAACAGCTCCTCGGTGAGTTCGTGGACGGCTTGCGCGATGATTCGGTGGTCGAGCGATCCCGGGAAGCACAACAGTTGGGTGAATTGCCCTGGTAGCTTGCGCATCTCGTCGGCCCAGTCGATCGCGTCGAGGTCTACGTCTTTGTAGAACGTGCCGAACCACGGAGTTGGGTCGAATGGATCGTCGGGGAGCGTCAGGAATGGATTCGGTGGCCATCTCAGCATGTCGTGCAATGTCAATTCGGCCATGCCGCTGCTCCCAATCCGATGTAGTGACGTTCCTTGACCGTGAACGGCATCGCCTCCCCGAGGTGGAACGCACCCATGAGCGCGAGCACCGCGGCGTCAGCGATGTCGTGGTTGAGTACCTTGACTCGGGGCCCGAACCACTCGCGAACGTTGGCCAGCACCTCGCCTTTCTCGGCCCGTCCGCTGCCGGTGGCCCACTTGGCGCGGGTCTGCGGGGGAACTACCGCGACGGGAACCGTTTTGGCGTCCAGGGCGCCGTACAGGCCGTGCCATAGCCCGCTGCGGTCGAACGTCGAGGGTAGGAACTGGCCGTAGGCGGGCCCCTCGATGACGGCGAGATCTGGCCGGCCGTCGCGTAGTGCCCACTCGATCACTGCTCGGCACACGGCGCGCACGCGCCGGCTGCGGGTGGCGTACGAATCGCCGTCGTGACCGCCGTAGCCGATCGAGTGCAGCGCGACCGGAACGCCGTCGCGTAGCACGGCGAGTCCGGTGCTGACGAGGCTCGGGTCGATGCCAAGGACGATGGTCACTCTTCAACCCGCTCGTAGGTCTGCTCGAAAATGTCTGGCTTGCAGGGGTAGAACTCGCCCGCCACGCCTCGGATGATCCAGTCGTCAGGACTGGCGAGCATCCGGCCTTCAAGAGTGTCTATGACGAGATAGGCGCCATCAGTCTCGCCTTGATCCCATTCCCCCGGTGCGTAGTACCTTGCCGTGCCGCCGAGACTGAGTATCCAGTCGATGGCGGCAGTTGCACCCTCGGCGGTGCCGTCCCACCGCATGGCCTCGATCTCGACGGGTTTCTTACGGAATCGCTGCGGCCCGCTCATAGATTGGCCGCCCGTCCCTGTAGCGCGGTGCCGACTGCGCGGGCTGCTGCGAGCCGCTGGACGGCCAGCGCGAGGGCCTGTGCGAGGTCGTCGTGCGGCAGTTCCTTGAGTCCGAACACGAGCGTTGCGTGCGAGGTGGTCGGGTCTTGGGCGACCTCGATCATCTTGTCGAGGATCTGTTGTGGGTGGGCGGTCATCGGATCTCCTTGAAGGTGCAGCGGGCGAAGTGGACAAGCCGGTAGTTCAGTCCCCGGCAGCGTTGTTGGGGTAGGGCTTTGCATGTCGGGCATTGGATGCGCAGTGCGGCCAGGACTGCGGGAGATTTGGGGTTGGCCAGTTTCGGGATCTTGCCGGCGGCGCTCATCGGACATCCTCGATTCGTTTGGGCCAGTGATGCTGTAATCGCACGCCGCCGCCGATATCGGCAATTTCGGTGCCGTCGCGTTGGTCCCACCAGCCGATGCCGGTGGTCGCCGATATCCCGCTGCCGTATTCGTCGCCGATGAGTTCGATGCTGCATGCGCTGCCATCGGGGGTGGTGATGGTGATGTGTTCGACCCATTGCGGGTTGTGAATGCGGGCGGCTAGACACACCAGTTGCCATGCGATCCAGCGACGAACACCCATGTGGTGCAGCATCCATAGGGCGCTCACCGCGCACCCACCTTGGCGCCGCGGTTCCAGCACGGGGCGATCTGGTCCCGGCCGTCGGGCGTCTTGCACCAGCTGCCCGGTTCGACGTGGCAGTGCTCGCACGGGTAGTCGATCCTGTCGGCATACGCCGCGACCACGGGCCCACGCGAGGCGTTGGGGCGTGGCGGTCGGGGCCGATACTGGCGCGGATGCTCGCTCATTCTGTGGCCTCGATTTCTTCGGGGGTGACGTAGCGCCATGGCCCATAGGTGACCGTGCGCGTGATGATTCGGGCGCCGTCTCGGTAGTTGGGCAATTCCTCGATCGCACCGACCAGCTCGTCGGTGTGGAACCGTGCGCAGTCGTGCGGGCTCGGCTCAATGGCGTACTCGCGCTCGGTGGTGGGCATTCCCTCGTCACCACCGATGCACCAGCCCCAGTCGGCGGGCCATCGGGCATACAGGTTCTCGTGGTAGCCCGCGTGTCCGTCCGGCAGACTGCATTCGCCGTCGGGGTGGCTACTGCCGCAGTAGACCTCGGCGTCAACGATGTCGCTCACTGGATGGCTCCAAACGTGCTGGCGAATTGGGTGATCTCGGCGCGGTGGTCGACGAGCGCCGGCCGCGCGTCGAGCCGGTCCTCGCGCGCTTCGCGCTGCTCACTGGACTCGCGTTCGGTGCGCTCGCGCCGGATGGCCCGGGCAGCGTCGGTGATGTCCTTGGGCAGCGGCCGATAGCCCGATCCGTGCTCGCTGTAGACCTTCGTGACGGCCTTGGTCAGGTCGTCGAGATCGAGCCCGTACAGCTCGAATTGCTCAGCCCATGCAAGGCAGGTTTCCTTGGTCGGGGCGGTCAGATACGGGTCGTAGGCGGCGCATTTCGTCAGGACTAGCGCGGCGATCTGGGGGTAGTTCCGGGTGGTCATCATGCCTCCAATGCGGGTTGTTCTGGCTGGTTGGCGAATTCGCGTGCGAGGTCGAGGCCGATGCCGACCTTGCGCGCAGCGGGCGGCGCCTGGGCGTGCTCGGACGTGTTGCGGTTGGGCTGATTTCGGCCGTTGATCAGCTCGGATACCAAGCTGGGCAGAGTCTTTGGGTGCAGCGCCTTGGTGGTCCAGAGTTCGAGTGCTTGGGCCACCAGCGCCTCGGGTTGACCGGCTTTGAGCAGGGCGGATGTCTGCAAGCGCAGTTCGGTCAGGGTGGCCGGCGGGTGTTCGGACGGGATGATCTGGGAGACCAGGCGATTGGCCAGCGGCGTGACGGGTGCGCTGCGTGGCTCACTCGCGGTTGAGTCTGGACTAGCACTCTCAAGTACCCCAGAGTTCTTTGGGTATTGGGTATTGGGTATATACCCGGGACTCTCGCGGGAGTCCCCTCGGGTGTCCCCAGTGTTGTCCCCAGTGTTGTCCCCCCGTTTGTCCCCGGGGGACACGCGGGGAACCGAGCCGCGTTGGTTGGCCTTCTTGTCGCGCCACTTCGCGCGGTCAGCTTCGACCTTCTCGTAGCTGTCCTGGCGCCACTCGTGGAATGTGTAGCCCTTCTGCCCTTGGTATTCCGGCCGATCGCCCTCGTACTCGCCTCGGCGCCACAGTTGGGCACCGATGAGCGCCTTGGCCTTGACCGTGCCTTGAGGCTGTTGCTTGACCCACCACTCGGGCACGAATCCGTCTGTGCCGTAGGCCATCGACCAGCAGCCAGCGCGGTTCCACATGCCCCACGCTGCATCCCCGGCCATGATCGCCTTGGGGTGCGAGTGTGAGTCGTCGCTGACCTTGAAATGCGGCATTACGCCGAGACCTCCGATTCGGTTGTAGCGTTGGCGATTTCGAGCAGCACGTCGGCATGGCAAGGCTGATCGAACGGACACCAGCAAGCCAGATCGCGGCCACGTAGCTCGGCGCGGATCTCGTCAGGGGTCGGGACCGGCGGCTGTCCGGCCAGCGGATAGAGCACGGCGTGCCGGTACTTGGTGGCCGCGTCGGCTCGGTCCTCCGCGATGTAGTCAGGGCACGCCAGCAGCTCGGGCCCGCAACTCGGACTGTGGATGTGTACCACCCATGGGTTGCCCCACCGAGTCGGCCGCCCGACGTAGATAGCACCCTTGGGCATCCGCCAGCCCGCGGTGCGTTTGCGCTGGATGCGTTCAGGCATGGTCATCTCCTGGTGCGTAGAGCACGCGAGCGGGCAACTGCGACTCAAGTTCGCGCACGCGGGCCTCTGCGCTCATGCGGGCCTCGAAATGCTCGTTGGCCCGGTCCTGTTCGGTTTCGAACTCGTGGTCTAGGAACTCGACTTGCTCCAGCAAGTCGCGGTGCAGTGAGTCGGAGTTGCCCGACTCGATCGCACAGCGGGCCCGTGTGATGAGGTTGACCAGGATGGTGCCCGGCCGTGGCTGCAGTTCCTTGTCGATCTTGGCGGCGAGCTCGTCGATCTCCCGCTTGTAATCCCACGTCGGCGTGTAGTCGTTCGGGAGTAGAACACCAGCGCAGCGCAGGACCGTGGCGATACGGTCGATGCGATTAAGCATTGGTCACCGCCTCAAACATCGAATCCATCTGCGCCTCAAGAGCTGCCGTGCGTGCCCGCTGGCGCGTCTCCGCGTGGTGCTCTAAGTCGTAGTGCAGGTGGCACCCGTTGCACATGGCGCGCAGGTTCTCATCGCGGCAGTCCTCGGGGGTGTGGTTCAGGTGCGCCACGGTGAGCACCACGCGGCTGCCGGTGCCGTAGGCGGGCTGTCCGTTGACGTTCGTGCAGCGGTCGAGGTGTGTACCCCGTAGGCACTCGCCCTCGCACTCACAGCGGCCTTGGGCGCGCTCGAAACGGATGCGGCGCGAGATCTCGGGCCAGTCCTTCGGGTAGCGGCCGCGGTTCTCGGGGCGTATGGGCATCAGGCCGCCTCCCAGTCACCAAGGGCAGCGTGTTCCACGTGTGCTTTGCATCCCCACTCGCGCAGCTGTTTTGCCGCCGCGTCCGGCTGGGCGCGTTGCATGAACCGGCGGGCAGGAGCGATGGGCACGGCGATCACAGGTTGGTCGTCGTAGCCTCGGTATCCGTTCGGGTAGTCGGGCTCGTCTCCGGGTTCGCACACAAGGCGGGTGAATCGCGGCTTGTTACCCCAGCCTGCGTTCGGCCATTCGTCTTCCAGGTACTCGGTGATATCGGGCAGCCATGGGGGCGAAGGGTCATCGCCGTCGGGGTTGTGGAAGTAGTCGACGATCTGCTCCCACCAGCGCCAGTCTTGGTCAATGAAGGGCATGCCGTCCTCGGTCGGCCACTCGTCGACAACCACGCGGTAGATGTACTTACGTGCGGCCATCACTCACCCCTTCGGCACGCTTCGCGGCTGCGGCGAATATCTCCGCAAGGGCATGCAAGTCGGCTGCGGCGAAGCTGATTCGGTCGTCCACGATCAGGTCGCCGTTGAACTCTTGCTCGATGTAGTGCGGCTGGTGAGACCAGACGGCGTTATCAGCCCCGTTGATCCCGCATGGTTCCAGCTGCTCTATCACTGCGTAGCCACGCGATTCGAGCAGCTGCGCCGCCGCGAATAGCGGATCGATTGCCATCACTCACCCCTCCTGAATTTCGTATGGCACTTCTCGCACCGGGGCCGACCGGCGCTGTGCGGCTCGGTCTTGCAGTCCACGCACAGGCCGGACTGGTATGCCTTCGTGCTCTCGGGGGTGCGGGTCATGCGCCCGCCTCCAGCCCGAATAGACCCGCCTGCACTGGCTTTTGGAGCCGCGACACGATCAACGGCAAGTAGTCGGCCTCGCGTTCGATCGCAATACACTGGCGGTCCTCCAGAACGCATGCCTCGGCGGTCGTGCCGCTGCCGGCGAACGGTTCCAGCACCACCGCGCCCACTGGGGCCACCAGCCGCACCAGCCAGCGCATCAGGTCGAGCGGCTTGACGGTCGGGTGCTGCACACCGTCGGCGTTGGGCCGCTCCGAGGTGGGGGCCTTGGCCTCGTAGCGGAACACGGGGAAGAACCGTGAAGCGCCGCCGCTGTCACCGTAGGTGTCAGCAGGGACGAAATTTCGGGCGTCAGCGCCGTAGATCGTGCCGCCCGCTCGCGGCTGACGATCGGTGCCAGCACGCATGGTTCCCGAGTGCAAGACGCCCGTCTGCCGGTCGAGCGCTTCGGCCTGGTGCTGGTCAAGGACGACGTTCGTTGGCCAGCGTCCGTCCCGTTCGGGCTGATCTTCGGCACGACGTTCGCGAATCTTGAACGTGCCCTCACCATTCAGTCCGTTATCGGCACCGCTGGCGTTGCGTCGGCAGTCCTCGGCTGTCGCAATCCGGCAGGCGTCGATGTTCAGTGCCCCGGTGCCGTGCTCGAGCACGTTAGCGGCCACCGTGCCGGACAGGGGTTTACGTGCAACGACGATGGGCTCGAATGACGGCTTGAGCGCAGTGCCCCAGCCCTGCCATTGCTGGGCGGCGTCGGTCGCGGGCGCGGTGATCGCTGAGCAATCAATCCCGCCCGAATCGCCGCCAACCAGCCGCCCACCACGCATGTCGCACACAGCACTGGCGCCGCGTCCGGTCTTGCGGCCAACGACCTCACGCTCAGCACCGGCCGCCTTGTCGATGGCCTTGGACACGTCGAGCGATTTCGGGAACCCTGACCCGTACAGCCATGCGATGCTGTCGCGGATCTCGAAACCGGCGTCCTCGATCGCGGTCGCAAGCCGGTGCCAGGTGCGCGAGCCGCCGAACGCGAGCAGGTGACCGCCGGGCTTGAGGATGCGCAGGCACTCGGTGGCCCAAGCGGTGCGCCAGCGCTGGAAGTTGAGCATTGCCGCCGGCGAGAGGTCGTACAGGCCTGCATTGAGCGCGGCGTCCTTGTGTCCGCGTCGTTTGTTCTCGCCGCCGGTCCGCAGTCGGGTTGATCCGAACTCGCCGGGTTGGTCCCATGCCTTGCCCATGAACGCGATGCCGTAGGGCGGGTCGGTGATCACCGCGTCGACGCTGTTGTCCGGAAACATCCGCGCTGATCGGTAGCCGAGATTCCAGTCGTATCCGTAGTCGTCGGCGCGCAGCACGTCGAGGCAATCGCCGTGGTGCAGGGTGACCTGCTCGTCTTGGTAGTAGGGCGTGATCATGCGCTGACCCCGAACAGCTCCAGCTGCCCGACCGGTTCGGCGCCGACGCCAAGGATCGCCGCCAGGCAGTCCCATTCGCGGTCGCGCAGGCTGAACACGATGCCCATGTGGGCTTTGTCTTCATCGTCGGTGGGGTGGTAGTACTCGCGCTGCATAAAGTCCGTGTGCGCGCGGGGCTTGCCGTCGTAGGTCCAGTGGCAGCGGCACCACATCGCGGTGCGGCGGTGTTCGTCGAGTTCGGCTTTGTCGATCGTGGCTAACTCGCGCAGTAGCTCCGTGGGAATTGTCTTGCGGAACGCCCGAATCCGGCTGGCTGTCAAGGTGACTCGCACGTCACCGCTCATCGGGCTCGTGATCTTGTTGTTGTGGGTCTCGTAGCTGTTCATCCACTCCGGAGCGCCGTCGCGCGGCGAACCCAGGTACCCGCCCCGCCTAGACATGTGACTCTGCAAGCCCTCTTCGGATAGCAAGGCGCGGCTGATGTTCAGGCCGACGGTCCATAGCAGCCAGCGCTGATCTTCGGTGAGCATCAGCGTTCCTCTCTCGCGTCGTCTCGGTCGCCGCACATGCCGAGGTGTGCGTGTGGATGTCTGGCTGCCCGATCCATCTCGGTCATGGCGTAGCGGGCGGCGCGTGCTTCGTCGCGCTCGGCGGCGTAGATGTCATTCACTGGAACCACTCCCGCATTGGCTGCCACGACTGGTCGACCAGCTCAGACCAGGGCTTGCCGAATAGGGACACGGAGAGCAGGTCAAGCGCCTCAATGATTGCGATATTGACTGCCTCACTGACGATTACGGCGTGGGGGATGTTCTGCACCTGCCACCAGGTCACGGGCGGGTGCTCGCCGAGGGGGTAGTCATCGACCACCGTGACGGGAGCAGAATCGCCGCGGTGGTCGATGACTGGTTGGGTGGGCATTTACTCGCCGTCGCCCTCGGTGCCGTCGGAGAATGCCGGACCGCCGGTGAATGCCACCACGGTGCTGTCGTCCTGGCTGTCTTCCTGGGCGCCCTGGTCTTCATCGTCGGCGCCTTGCGGGTCGCCGTCGTCGTCGAACAGGGGCTCTTGGCCATCAACCTCGGGGATCTCGGCGCCGTTCTTGGATTTGGGCTTGGGCATCTGCTCACCGAGAGGCCAGGCCACGATGATCTTGGCCTGACGCACAGGCACTTTGGGGCTATCGGGCGTGTTCTGGTCGAATCCGGCGTGCTTGATGTACAGGCGCGCGGAGATGTCGATGTATTCGCCGGCTTCGGGCGGATCACTCAGGGACATGAGCACGGCTTGCCCAAGCCGGATCTCGGTCGGGCCGGTGGCCAGACCGTCGTCGAACTTGTCGAGCGCGTTGGTGCTGGGCAAGCCTGCGGGCTTCTCGGTTACTTCGGCCATGATGTGTTACTTCCCTTCTGTTGCGGTGGCGGCGTTTTCGGAACTTTGGGCACGCTGGGACTTCTCGTGCTCCAAAACTTGGATGACCATGCTGGCCCGCTCGCGGGTCAGCTCTTTGGAGCTGGTGAGTGGCTGCTCGGCCTGTATCTGCGCGGTCAGCCATGCCAGGCCGGCCGCGCGCCCGTCCTTGCCGGTGCTGATTCCGCATTCCTGCAACAGGATGTTGACCTTGCGGACCTGAGCCTCTGTTGCCATCAGCACCTCGGGCGCTTGGGAGGTGGGCTCACTGGGCGCGGGCTCCACATCGGCGTCGGTAGTATCTTCGGCTTCGCCGTCTATGTAGTCCGGCTTGGTGTCAATGGCGTTGGGAGACAAATCGAGTCGGATACCGTCGTCGTGAGCCATAGCGCGGGTGATCTCGGTGGACTTGGGTAGCAGCTTCATCAGCTTGCGGACCATGGTCTTGTGGGCCATGCCCTCGAAATGCTCGATCCACGGCCCGAACACTTCGCCCTGTTTGTTGCGGGCGGTGGCGTGCTTGTCGCGGTAGTCCTCCATCTCCTTGACGGTCATCGGATCGGTCACCGAATAGCCGCCGTCTACGGTCCGCCCGATTGCGTAGTACATGATTGGCACACCACGTGTGCCGTCGATCCAGGTGGGCTCGTGCACCCACTCATCCACGGCGGCACCATATTTGAGCTTGAATACGTCATTGCTGTAGATGGTGCGGGCATGGATAGATGCGATGCGCCCCGAGCGATGGGCCAGCTCGACGTAGCCCTGATATCCGATGACCAGCTGTGCCTTGTGTCCGCGCGCCTTGCTGTCCCAGAACGGCAGTAGATAGGCGTGACCGAGCGCGCCGACTCCGGGCCGCAGACCGAGCTGCGCGCACGTCATCAGCGCGCCGAGTAGTGATTTCTGCTCGCACTGCGCCAGTTTCGGGTTGGTTTGCAAGCAGGTCAGCGCGTCGCGGATCAGCTGCTTGGCCTCGACACCGCGGGGCATGGCCAGCTGAAACGCTTGCTCCATTTTGCGGATTTGCGCAGGTAGGCCGGCATCGGTCTTGGCCACGGCGGTGGATTCGGTGGTGGTCATGCTTCGGTCCCTTCGGTCAGTGCCGCCTCCAGGGCAGCGATCAGGTCGGAGTTGTCGGCACCCGCAGCGGCGGCGCGGCGGGTGGCCCACGGGGGGAGCGAGATTGGGGTAATGCCGGTGGGGCGTCCTGGCCATTCGTCCCGCTGCACGCAATCGCGGTAGATCTCCAGCGCCGCGCGCATCTGACGCTCACCTTCGGCCCTGGCCTCGGCATCGAACTCGACTACCGAGAGTAGGTACGGCGCTTGTTTCTCCTGCACGATGAACACAAATTGTGCGTCGGCGTCGAGTCCGGCCAGGCGCACCACCGCGCGATACCACGCCAACTGGATGTGATAGCCAAAGTCGAATGCCTTGCGAGCGAAGGCATCCGGGTCCGATGTGGTGGATGTTTTGTAGTCCACGATGATCAGGCGCTGCCCACCTGCGTTTATCCAGTCCGGCCGCGCCTTGAGCCGTACACCGGTATCGGGGTCAGTGGCCGTCAGCGATGCTTCGGCAACACCGACGGACAGCAGATTGCCGGCGTCCGGGTGATCAAATACAGCCCGGGCCATGTCCATCGCCACGTCAACCTCGCGGGCTAGTAGCGGAATCTTGTTCTCCGCGTAGGCCTGGTTGCGCTGTTCTTTCGCCGCGTTGGTGCGCCAGTCGTTAGCCTGAACGGGCACGATCTCTTCGCCCTCGCCTAGCACGAACTTGTGCGCGGCGTGCCCGAAGTCATACTCCCGCTTGGGCTTGCGCGGGTTGTTCATCCACCACTGAAATAGCGCAGGGCATGAGGGCGGCAAGAGCAGCCGCGCACCCGAGCTGGACAATGCCGACCGGTCGGCGTGGTACTCGGTGTCGGAGATGCCGGCGTAGACACCATCGCGAGTCAGTTCGATCACGATGCCCACCCCTTTGCGAGCCTGTAGTCGCGCACGATCTGGGTCATGACTGAATCGAGTGTCCTTCCGTAGCGGGCGGCCATGCGTGCGAACGTGGCCGGGTCTTGGTTCATCGTCTTGGCGATCTCCCAGTCGGAGCGCCCGATGGCATGCATTTCGTCGTACTGCTCAGGCCAGGGCCGATCCGCCAGAAAGCACGAGCGGCACATTCCCCGAAGCTGTTTGGGCCGCTGGCCGCATTTGGTGCAGTTCATGCGGCAATCGCCTCCCGCATCTCGTGAATGTCCTTGATGATGTGTCGCAGCGTGATTCGGCTCGGCGCGGTGATGGCGATCGTGAATGGCTGGTTGCTGCCCGGACATTCATTGCTCGCGCCGTCGAAATGCGCGTAGATGTTTCCGTTCATGGTCTGCTGGGCATCCCGCCAACACACCGGGCAGAAGTGGCTGCTCACCATTGGCCCCCTTGCGATTTACGCCAGTCCTCCAGTTCGTTGATGAACCCTGCGAGCGGGGTATCGAGCGCAAATACTGGAGAGCACAGCCTCGCCTCTACCGTGGCCAGATAATCGGTGATACCGAGCGCTTGGGCGTGCTCGGCCAGATGCTTGATCGCCTGTTCGCATTCAGACCGATCGCTCCAGCACGCAGGCCGGTCTTTCGCGCTGAGTACCAGCGTGCCGTCTGGCTTGCGGATGAGGTACTCAATCTCGTAGCCCTCGGGGATGTTGAGGCTCACCGGCCCACCATCTCCCGGTGCTCGCGCATGCTGATCTGATTGCGCAGACGCGTAATCACCCCGCGCAGTGCGGCATTGGAGCGGCGATATTCCTCGATGCTTCGACCGCGCGCTTCGTACTCCTTCTCGCGTCGCGTCTTGTGTGGATGCTCCAGCGAGAGAATCACGTAGCCATCGGCCACCCACGGGGCCTGGTACATGACGTGCGTGATGATCCACGACGCGTACGACAGAGCTTTTGACGGTCCGATCTTGAACAGGATGCGATCCCCCTTCTGGTAATCGCGATCAGCACGGCGCACCTCGTACGTCTTGATGCCGCCGTATAGCAGTTCATGCCAATGGCTTTCGATTTCGAGGTAGTGTGTCGTCACCAGCCCGCCTCCGATGCGCGAATCGCCGCGCTGGCCTCGTCGCGCTCGGCGTGGCGCGTAGCGAAGAACCGATCCAGCTCGCGTTCGAGGTGCGGCATATCGTCACTCAAGTCGACGCCCGCAGCCTCGGCGGTCTCTTTTAGCGCGTCCATGGCGCCGGTCACCTTGTCGATAACGTTGTTGAGGTTCAACACGTTTGGCGTGGTGTCGGTTGTCACGCGGCCACCCCCACCTGCGCGAATACGCCCGTGACGACGATGGCCACGAAGGCGATCAGCAGTAGCACGGCCGACCGGTCGCGGTATCGCCCGCGACGGTGCACACGAAGATCAATCCCCACTGTAACGCCGAACAGCGCCATCACTACGACGAATTGCGTGTACTGGTGGTTGGACAGGGCGGCCAGCGCGTACACGAGAGCGAGAAACGCGACGGTCCAGAATGCGTGCCGCATGATCGCGGTGCGGACACCCTCGACGCGCGCAATGGGTACTTGGATACGGTGGGACATGACCGGCCTCCTTTAGGCTGGTTGTAGAGGCCCCGGCGGCGGGTGAACTTTGGCGAGCGAGCCCGCCGTCGGGGTTTTCCTATTCAGTTGTCAGACATGACGATTCAGCGCTTCTTGCGCCACCATCGGCGACGTGGCGGGTTCTCCCCTGTGCTGCGCGGCTGCCATGCACCAAGCCCGTCAGCGACAGAGGCGGCACTGACGGTGGTAGTGAAGTCCACAAGCGGCTTCTGCTGACGCTCGAAGAGTGCGTCGATGGCCTGCGCGTTCAGATCGCCAACGATGGCGGCGCTGATTGCGCCACCGATGGAATTCGGCTTTGACTCACGCGCTGCCTTGGCAGCCCGCTCAGCCTCGGCGACCGCCTGGTCAGCGACTGTGCGCAGCCGCACCGCCTCGTCCTTGCGTTCGTCGTAGGCGCGGATCTCGGCGCGGATGATCCGCATCAGCTCTTCGCCGATCGACCGTTCGTTGGCGGCACTCAT